ACCATCCGTGACTACGTGAAGGGCCAGACCCTGACCGTGGAAAACCCCGACAAGCCCAAGATTCAGTTGGTCATCGACAAGGGCGAGTACTTCGCTTGCGTTGAGGACGACGTGGACAAGGTTCAGTCGGACATCAACCTGATGGACACTTGGTCGAAGGACGCTTCCGAGCGTATGAAGATCAAGATCGACACCCGCGTGCTGACCGACATGCTGCCCGACATCGACGCCTTCAACAAGGGCGCGACCGCTGGCCGCATCTCCGGCGCGTTCAACCTCGGTACCACCGGCTCGCCGCTGACCGTGACCAAGGATGGTGCTTCCAGCACCACCTCCGTCGTCGATCTGCTGGTCGATCTGGGCACCGTGCTGGACGAGGCCAATGCCCCTGAGCAAGACCGCTTCGTGGTCATCCCCGCCAAGATGGCTGGTCTGATCAAGAAGTCCGAACTGAAGGACGCTTCGCTGACCGGCGACAGCATGTCCATCGTTCGCAACGGTCGTCTGGGCATGATCGACCGCTTCACCGTGTACGTGAGCCACAACCTGAGCCGCTCTGGCACTGGTTCGGCCACCAAGTACAACATCGTGGCAGGCCACAAGATGGGCTTCACCTTCGCATCGCAGATGACGAATATGGAAACCATCCGCAGTGAGTCCACCTTCGGCAACATCATCCGTGGTCTGCAAGTCTACGGCTACAAGGTTGTCAAGGGTGAGGCACTGGCCCAGTCGGTTGTCACTCTGGCCTGATGAATGGGGGCTTCGGCCCCCTTCTGTCCAAACACATTGAAAGGAAATTGAAATGACTGCATTCACCGACTCTCTGGGGTTCAACAAAGGCACCGCTGCCTTCCCCGCCAACGTGACGGAAGTCTCGAAGTTCGAGGTTGAACTCGACTTTGCGAAGATCGTCGCTGCCCGTTCTGCCGCTGGTGCCACCGCTCTGGCCGCTGGTGACACGCTGCAAGTGATCAGCCTCCCGGCTGGTTCTGTGGTGCTGACTGCTGGCCTGCGTGTGACCTCGGTGGAGTCCACCAACACCACGGCGACGTTCGACTTCGGCTTTACTGGCGGCTCTCCGGCTGCTGCGAACGCCTACACGAACGATCTGGCGTCGAACGCTCTGGCCTACGGCATCGAGAACCTTGCCAACCCCACTGCTGTGACCTCTGCGGACACCATCGACATTCTCCTCAACACGGCTGCGCCGACCGATTGCGTGGTGAAAGCCTTCGCAATCGTCGCCAACGTCAGCTAATCGACGGGGGCTTCGGCCCCCGTTTTTGAAAGGAGAACATCATGGGTGTCTACAAGGGTATTGCGCAGGACAATGTGACGATCAACAGCGGCACTGCAACTTTGCAGACGTTGACTGTGACCGGCACGTTGACTGCTTCGAGCGGTGTGACGGGTAACGTCACTCTGCCGGTGGCGGCTGTTGCTGCTGCTGGCTCCGACAACACGAACGCTGCTGCCATCGCCAACTACGGTGTGGTTCATGCTACTGGTGCCGACGGTACCAAGGGTGTGAAGCTGCCTGCGGCTGCGGCTGGCAAGGTGGTGATCGTGAAGAACTCCGACGCCGCCAACGCGGTCTTGAAGGTGTACCCCGGTGCATCGGACAAGATCAACAGCGGCACGGCAACGACTGGCTCGTTGAACATGGCGGCGAAGACCGCTGCGATGTTCGTGGCGATTGACGATGTGGACTGGTTCACTGTCCCACTGCTACCGTCGTGATGTAAACTGACAGGGGGCCTCGTGCCCCCTGTTCCCAAGGAGAAGAAGATGCCCGGAAAGCGTATCCCGCAACTCGACGCCATCGCTGGTGCCAGCACGGCGAACGACGACAACCTCGTCATCTATGACACGGACGCGGGGACGACCAAGCGCATTCTTCGTTCCCAGCTTGCGTTGGCTATCGCGGGGGATTTGGGCGGTGCGTCTGGGACGTTCACGACCGCCGATGGTAAAACTATTACGGTGACTGCTGGGTTGATTACCGCGATCACGCCGTAAGGAGAACTGAATGCCAACCAACCTGACCGGCAGCACGATTGCCAGCACATTCGACCAGCTACTGCATGTGGATGACGGCCCTACCGCGACCGAGAAGACGGTCTACAGCGGCACAGGTGTCCCTACGGCAATGAAGCTCGGCACCGGCTCGGCGTCGGTGGACAACATCCAACTCGACGGCAACACCATTGCCACGACGAACACCAACGGCAACCTTGTCCTCGCGCCCAACGGCACCGGCTCTGTCTCGATGACCAAGGTCGCCATCACGGGTGGCAGCATCACGGGTATCACTGACCTCGCCATCGCAGACGGCGGTACGGGGGCTTCCACGGCGGCTGACGCACGCACCAACCTTGGGTTGGGTACGATGGCTACGCAAGCAGCCAACAGCGTTGCCATCACTGGCGGTTCAATTTCCGGCGTCACCTTCAGCGGTTCGTTTTCTGGGATGACGCTGGTCGAGGCTACGACGTTGGCGACAAGCGCCGCTGCAGCGGGCGTGAACCTCAACGGCAACACACTGGCCGCTGATGGCACTGACACCAACATCGACATCAACATCACCCCCAAGGGTACGGGTGCGGTGACCGTCACCAACATCGACGTGTTGAGCGGCAAGGTGCCTTTCAGCACGATCACAAGCCGCGCCTACGCTTCGTTCTCGGATGTCACGGATCAGACTGGCAGCACGTCTGCCGCAACAGCAGTGAAGTTCGGCACGACTGAGATTGCTGGCTCCGGTATCACGATGGTCACGGATGGGTCGAACCTGACCCGGTTGACGTTTGCTGCGGCGGGAACCTACATGGTCGCTCCAAATCTCCAGTTCGCCAACTCTGACGCAGCCGACCACGACGCGACTATTTGGTTGGCGCTAAACGGTACCAACATCGACCGGTCAGCCACCAAAATCACTGTGCCGAAAACCGGTGACGGCGGCAATGCGTTCTTCCAGATCATCTTCTACGTGACGGTGACGGCTGGGCAGTATATTCAGGTTCTGTGGTTGCCTGAGAACACGGCTGTGACGCTCGACTACACGGCGGCAGGTGCAATTGCACCTGCAATTCCTTCAGCGATTGTGTCGTCAGAAAGGATTGCGTAATGGCGACAAAAGACTCCCGCCTGAGCCGCGCTGGGGTATCGGCGTATAACCAGCCCAAGCGCACCCCCAGTCACCCTACCAAAAGCCACGTTGTTGTAGCGAAACAGGGTGATGCGGTCAAGACCATTCGAAAGGAGGTCAACTATGGCTGAGAAATGGATCAAGGGGGCGATCAAAAAGCCCGGTGCCCTGCGCGAAGCGATGGGTGTGAAGAAGGGGGAAACGATCCCCGCCGCGAAACTGGCTGCGGCAGCAAAGAAGCCGGGGAAGATGGGGCAACGTGCGCGTCTGGCCCAGACACTGAGGAAGATCAACAAATGAGCAAGATGTATATCCGCGTCAAGAAGGACGGCTTCATCTATGAGTACAACGAGATTCTGGCGAAGAATCCGTCGTGCGAAGTGATCCCCGAGGAGGTCGCCTATCCTGAGCGGTTCATCCCTGAACATGCTGTTGAGCGTGTCGAGGAGTTCCAAAAGCCCAAGGCGACCCGCAAGAAGAAGGCGGCGCTGGACTTGACAACTGCTGACATTCCCGAGGCTCCGCCGTATACTTCTCCTGAATTGGCTGAAGAAGCCACACGAGGAATGCCTGATGACACCCGCCGAAGTAATCACTGAAGTCAGGCGTCTGATCCAAGACACCAAGACACCCTATCGCTACAGCGATGCGGTGCTGCTCGGGTTCGTCAATCAGACTCTGAAGCGGATGGTGACACTTCGCCCTGATCTGTTCGCAGTGATCGGTGATATTCCGACCACGGCCAATACGGTCTTGCAAAGCTGCCCCGCAGACTCGACGCGTTTGATCGAAATCTTTCAGGTGAAAGACGGCGATGCTGTCACCGAGGTCAACCGCGAGACGCTGGATCGCACAGCGCCAAGCTGGCAGCGCGAGGAGGCCGGTCAGCCTGTGAACTTCATGCGCCATGTGCGCAATCCCAACAGGTTCTTCGTGTACCCCCGGCCTGCTGCCGGGGTTGTGCTTATCGGGGAGTATGCCCAGACGCCGCCTGACTACGCGCTGGATCAGGAGATCGTCTACCCCACCGACGCCTACTTCCCAGTCGCCGTGGACGGGGTGGTGTTCTTGGCTGAGTCCATCGACAACGAGCATGTGAACTCCAACCGGGCCAAGCTGTTCCAAGACTCGTTTGTGCAGGCGCTTGGTGTGTCGCTGCAATCGCGCACGATCACCGACACTGAAGAAGGCGGGCAAGACCCGAGACAGGTGATCTGATGGCCGACCGTACCTTCGCCTCCCTTGTGCCCCGTGTCGCTGCCAGCGTCCCCGGATGCCCGCAGCCGACCATCATCCAGTACATCCGCGACTCAGCCATCCGCACGTGCGAGCGCACGCTGTTCTGGCGCTACCAAGTACCGCTGTTCAACCTGCTGCCCGGTGTCAGCGAATACGCCTACAACAAGCCGGTTAACACCGATGTGCATGTGATGTTCGAGGCGGTGGTCAACAAGCGCCCGCTGGAGCGTCTGACGATGGAGAAAGCCATCGAGTTGTATCCCCAGTGGGCCGATCTGTTCAGCGGCGTGAACCCCCAGACTGTGTGGTTGGCGAACCCCGGTGTGCAGTTCAACGGCCCGCAGTACGACGATGCGCAGTACAACGGCGGTGATGGAGTTGTCCTTCCCGCTGACGCACTTGCTGATGGCTCGACGCCGCAGTCTATTACGCAAGTGACGCCCGATAAGTTCATCATTTTGCCGCTGCCGGATGATCAGCGCACATATCAGTGCCGCATGTTCTTGGCGCTCAAACCCAAGCGCAACGCGACGGCAATGGACGAGGTGATATTCGATGAGCTTGAAGAAGTCACTATGCACGGTGCTCTCCAGCATCTTCTGGTACTTCCGAATCAGGCTTGGTCGGATCGAGAGCTTGCTGCGTATCACGCCAAGCAGTACGTATTCCAAACCGCAGAGCGACGCGCCCGCGCCAATCTCGGAAACGTCCGAGGCACCATGCGGGCACGGATGCAACCTTTCGGAGCATGAGATGAATATCCTGATCAAGAACAATGCCTATGGTTTTCTTGCGGTTGCAATCAGCGCGACAGATACCGGGCTTCAGCTTCAGACTGGCAACGGTGGTAGCTTCCCCGCAGTCGGTAGTGGGGAGTACTTCTATGCCACGCTGCAATCTACTTCCGGGGCGTTGGAGATTGTCAAAGTCGTGGGGCGTGCAAGTGATGTCTTAACTGTAGTGCGGGCGCAAGAGGGTACGTCGGCGCTCTCGTTTGCGGCTGGTTCGCGCATCGAGCTTCGTGTGACTGCGCAGAGTGTCAAAGACCTTGCAGCGCAGTTTGATTCATATACCCAGCAAGTAACCCCCACAAACGGGTTCAGCATCACGGTCGATACATCTACTGACGGCGCAGCACACAGCACGTGGTTACTTCTGACCCCCGCGTCTGCGCTGACTTCTGGGACGATCATATTACCCGCAGCCGCCGATAGGTTTAATGGACAGTGGATCACTGTCACTACGACCAACCAGATTACTGGGTTGACTGTCAGTGGGAACGGGGCAACTGTTTCTGGTGCGCCACATGTCATGGGTGCCGACGCTGCGTTCCGGTTGCGGTACGCAGCTACCACCAACACTTGGTATTATTCTGGAGGCGGCAGCGGAGGCATCGCATCGAATGCAACTGGCAATGGCGTCCAGTTAGTTTTTGCTGTCTCGTTCATCCCGTCAGCAATCTACATCAATGGCGTCTATCAGAACCAAGGCACATATTCTGTGGCTGCTGGAAATGTGACTTTTACACAAGCACCGCCACTGAATTCTGAAATTGAATTCGTGCTTTGACAAGGAATAAGCCATGCTCAAAACAGTAGGAAACCCATCAACACGGTCTGGAAATCAGACTATTCTCAATGGCAATCTTGTCATTGGAACTGCAGGGAATGGAATCGACTTTTCTGCAAACACTCATGCGGCTGGCATGACCAGTGAACTGCTGACCAGATACGAAGAGGGAACCTGGACGCCGACTATCATAGGAAGCTCAACTGCTGGCACTGGGACATATGCTGCCCAATCTGGTTTCTACACAAGGATTGGCCAGCAGGTCACTGTTCTATGCTACGTTGAGTGGTCTGCACACACTGGCACTGGGGTGATGCGTATCAGTGGGTTGCCTTTTGCGATCTCCAACAACACGATTTATGCACCATTCCCAATGGAATACTCTAATTTGACAGTCCCAGCTAATTCATTGGCAATGGCTGTTACGAGGCCAAATCAATCGTATCTTCAGGTTGATTCGTTCACGACTGGGGCTGCTTCACAGGGTGGTTTGACACTTGATACGGCGGCTTCTTTGTGGTTTTGCGCAACGTATTTCGTCTGAGGGTAAATCATGGCACTGACTAAAGTTTCCTATTCAATGATTGACGGTGCATCCGTCAACGTCTTGGACTACGGCGCTGTTGGCGATGGCGTCACCGACAACCGTGCGGCATTCCAAGCAGCCGTCAACGCTGTCATCGCTGCTGGCCGTGGCACTGTGTTTGTGCCCAGTGGCACTTATGTGATCAACGGCACGACAAGCCCGGATTCGTTTCTCAATGGCGTGCTGTTCCCGTGGGACAACAATTATGATCTGCGTCCGTACCTACGCATCGTTGGTGATGGTGGCGTCACAATTAAAGCTGGCTCAAACGACATGGTTGTGTTCCGGGTTTCCACCATGTTTGTGGAGATCAGCAACATCTGCATTGATGGCAACGGTAAGACCAACGTCACCGGCATCGGCGTGTGGCCTGAGA